TGAATTTATGAGATTTAACTCTGGATTAGGATAAATAAAGAAAAGTGTTAATATAGATGAAATATCTTAGAGGATTTTTAGCTGAAGCACAATCAAGAGAAGATGCTGAGAAAAAGCGTCAAGCAAAAGATAATCCAGATGACTATGCTGTTAGAAATATTGGACATGGTAATTGGAGTACTAAAAGAAAATCCTCTATGAAAGGACAATCAACAAGAAGAGGAGAAGGACTTAAGGATGTAGATTCGGATTTATCTTCTAAAGAAAAAGAAAGAGGAAAATCTAAGACTAAAACAATTGTTGGGAGAGGGAAAGAGCATCATCATTTAACTCCAATTTCACAATCAACTAAAGAGTTTAAAGGATTATCTCCTGAGCAAAGAAAGGATAAGAGAGAAAAGGATGCTAAACAAAATAAGTATCATGGAAGTGATAGAAGAAATTTAGCACAAGCAGAAGGACCTAAAGGGGGTAAAGGTATTCCTCATAGGGGTGAAGGTGGTTATCATTCTAAACAAAAAGCAGTTGGTTCTGGTGGAGAAGGGAAGGATTTTGGTAGTGAAGCTCAGATACTTGCTGTAAAGCGTAGAATAGAATCACAAAAAAGAAAACGTAAGGAATTGGGAAGGTAAATAAATAATCCTAGATGTAATGGATTCGTTTGAGGACTGATGTTGTTATAGGAAAGAAGAATGAGGTTTTTCTCCATATACAAGCCGAACCTCACATCTGTATGGAATTATCAGATCACTTCACTTTCGACGTGGAAGGTGCAAAGTTTTCTCCAGCATACAAAAAGAAATATTGGGATGGCCGCATCAGATTGTTCAGCACAGCAACAGGAGAAATTTACTGCGGACTCTTAGATAAGATTGTTTCTTTTTGTGACAGACATGATTATACATATGAGTTCACTAATAATGAATATTACGGAACCCCATTTGAAGTAAACAAGGGAATATCACATCAAGGTGTCAAGGATTATATGACTGCTATTTGTAATCATTCTCCTCGTGATTATCAAGTTGAGGGAGTATACGATGCATTAAGACATAATCGAAAGCTCTTGATAAGTCCCACTGCATCTGGCAAATCTTTGATGATTTACTCTCTAGTAAGATACTACATTGATAAGCACGAAAAAATACTCTTAGTTGTCCCAACGACATCTCTTGTAGAGCAAATGTATAAGGATTTTCAAAATTATGGTTGGGATGCTGAGTCATATTGTCACCGTATCTATGCTGGTAAAGAAAAAACAAATGAATATCCTGTTACCATCACAACATGGCAATCAATTTATAAACTAAATCGTTCTTTCTTTGAAGATTACAATGTAGTTATAGGAGATGAAGCCCACCTATTTAAGAGTAAGTCTCTAATCAACATCATGACCAAGTTACACCATGCCAAGTATAGGTTTGGATTCACTGGTACTTTAGACGGCACACAGACGCATAAGTGGGTGTTAGAGGGACTGTTTGGACCATCATATAAGGTGACCAAAACAGATGAATTAATGAAGCAAGGACATTTATCTCAGTTAGATATTCAATGTCTTATTCTTAAACATCCTCCTCAGAAATTTGAAACTTATAATGATGAAATTGAATATCTTATTTCTCATGAAAAAAGAAATAAATTTATTGCAAACTTGTCATTAGACTTAAAAGGTAATACACTTATACTGTATAGTAGAGTAGAAGCTCATGGAGCAGTGTTATACGATTTAATAAATACAAATAAGCGAGGTGATAGAAAAGTATTTTTTATTCATGGTGGTGTTGATACTGAAGAAAGAGAATTGGTTAGAGAAATTACTGAAAATGAAAACAACGCAATTATTGTCGCATCTTACGGGACTTTCTCAACAGGCATTAATATTTGCAATCTTCATAATGTTGTGTTTGCTTCCCCCTCCAAATCCCGCATACGAAACCTCCAATCCATCGGGCGTGTTCTCAGAAAAGGATCAAACAAAATCAAAGCAATCTTGTACGACTTAGCAGATGACTGCTCTTATAGATCCAAAAAGAATTATACCCTAAATCATTTCATAGAAAGAATTAAAATTTATAATGAAGAAAACTTTAATTATGAAATAATCACAATACAACTAAGGAAATAATATGATAGAAGACGATTTTTACTCAACAATTAAACTTAAATCTGGTGAAGAAATATTTGCAAAAGTAGCTGCTTCTGAAGAAGATAATAGAACAATGCTACTAGTCCATAGTCCTATTACAATTGTTGAAATTACAGGAAGAAAAGGTACAGTAGGATATAAAGTAGAGCCATGGTTAAAAACTACTACAGATGATATTTTTATTATTAATATGAATGATGTTCTTACTATTTCTGAATCAAGTGATATAGAAATGATTATGATGTATCAAGACTTTGTTAAGCACTCTTGTAAAGATGCAATTAATAGGTCTAGAATTAATAGAAGAATGGGATATCTTGGGAATGTTCATGATACTAAAGAAGTACTAGAGAAGATCTTTAAGAGTAGCTAAACCAATCCTATCAACCCCGACAGAGTTAGTCTACTTGATTTTTAAAACTTGTCAAGTATTTGTTTAGATGTTAAAATACCTACATATGATGAGATATACTTATGTTGAAGCCGGGAACTATGGCAAAGAGAAAAAGATCTGAGCACTATGTTAATAATAAAGAGTTTCTTGCTGCTTTAATTAGATATAGAGAAGATAGAGAAATTGCTGAGATACAAGGAAAACCAAGACCAGTTATTCCAAGGTACATAGGTGAATGTTTTTTAAAGATTGCTAATCATCTTTCCTTTAAACCAAACTTTGTAAATTACATGTTTAAGGAGGATATGATTTCGGATGGTATTGAGAATTGCGTTCAATACATTCATAACTTTAACCCAGAGAAATCTCAGAACCCTTTTGCATACTTCACTCAGATTATTCATTATGCTTTTCTTCGTAGGATTCAAAGAGAGAAGCGTCAGTTAGAAATTAAGAATAAGATTATTGAAAGGTCTGGATATAGTGAAGTGTTTGATGATAACAATACACTTGACGGAAGTAATTATTCAGATTATAATAGCATTAAAGATAATGTTCATAGTAAAGTTCGTAATAACTGAATGAAGATTGCCATTATTACCGATCAGCATATAGGGGCCAGAAAGAATTCAAAACTTTTTCATGATTATTTTCTGAAGTTCTATAATGATATTTTCTTTCCTACATTAGAGAAGGAAGGTATTACTACGATTGTTGATATGGGAGATACCTTTGATAGTCGTAAGGGTATTGATTTCTCTGCTCTTTCATGGGCAAAGAATAATTATTATGATCCTTTAAAGGAGATGGGTTGTAAGGTTCATACTATTGTAGGAAATCATACAGCTTATTATAAAAATAGTAATAAAGTAAATGCCGTAGATTTATTACTTCGTGAGTATGAGAATGTCGTTATATATGCTAATTCTTGTGATGTTAAGTTAGATAATTTAAAAGTTCTTTTTGTGCCTTGGATTAATCAAGAAAATCATGAAGAAATATGTAATCATATTAAAAAGACAGATAGTTCAATTGTAATGGGACATCTTGAACTTAATGGTTTTAATGCTACTCATGGACATGTAATGGAACATGGAACTGATGTAAAAATATTTGATAAGTTTGAGAAGGTTTATTCGGGACATTTTCATATAAGATCTGATAATGGTAAAGTTTTTTACTTGGGAAATCCTTATGAGATGTTTTGGAATGATGTAGGAGAGACAAGAGGATTTCATATTTTTGATACTGAAACTTTAGAACATACTCCAGTCAATAATCCTTATCGTATTTTTTATAAAATTTTCTATAATGATACTCCTTATCAAACATTTGATACCAGAGAGTATAAAGATAAGATTGTAAAACTTATAGTAAAGGAAAAGACAGATCAAATTCAATTTGAAAAGTTTATTGATAAACTTTATGCATCTGGAGTTAATGATCTTAAGATTGTTGAAAATTTTGATTTTAGCGGATGGTATTCTAAAGATGCTTCTGATGAATTTGAATCAGAAGATACGATGTCTATCCTTAATAGATATATTGAGGAGGCAGATGTAAATCTTGATAAATCAACTATTCAGAAAATGTTGCAAGAAGTATATCAAGAAGCTTGTGAAATGATTTGAGATGTATATTTTAAC